GGCGACATTCATCGCCAATGAGGCAGCCGGGACATTCTCGATGCGCCTGAACGGCGTCTCGGCCGGTGCACTGACCGGCCAGACCGGCTTTCCGACCGAGACCAATCTGCAGATCGGCCGGTTCACCGCACTCAACGCCGACCCGGCCTGGGCGCTGAACAATGCGGCGATGCTGCCGCCGATCATCTGGAACAGCGCAGGCCTCAGCACCGCGCAACTGCTGGAGGCCGAGCGCTATCTCGGCCAGAAACTCGGCCTCGGGTTTTAACCTCAAACCGGCATTGAGCCGGGTTTAACCGGCCGCTGAAAGGCGGCCGGATCGGCCGCAAAAGCGGCAGCGGGCACAGTTTGGCGACGGTCCCGCCCGATGCATCGGTGTCACATCGCGATACGGCCTGCCTTGCAGGCATCGCAGAATGACATGATGGAGCCGACCGTGGATAAGTTGCCCCTGGCGAAACTGCCAAATTGCCTCTCTCCCGCCCAGCCTGCCAATCCGCCCGCCGGTTACATCGGCGGCAAGCGCCTGCTGTCAAAGCGGCTGATCGAGATGATCAAGGCCGTGCCACACGAGATCTATGCCGAGCCGTTTGTCGGTATGGGCGGCGTGTTTTTGCGTCGGCCGTTCGCCGCCCGCTCGGAGTGTATCAACGATATTTCAGGGGATGTGGTGAACCTGTTCCGGATCCTGCAGCGGCACTATCCGCAGTTCATGGACACGCTGCGGTTTCAGCTGACCAGCCGGAAAGAGTTCGAGCGCCTGCGCGCGACCGACCCCAAAACCCTGACCGATTTCGAACGTGCTGCGCGGTTTTTGTACCTCCAGCGGCTGGCCTTTGGCGGGAAGGTCGAGGGCCGGAATTTCGGCATTGATCCGGCCAAAAGCGCCCGGTTCAACGTGCTGAAAATCGCCCCGATGCTGGAGGAGGTTCACGAGCGCCTTTCCGGCGTTGTGATCGAAAACCTGCCTTGGGCCGAGTTCATCCGGCGTTACGACCGGCCGGGCGCGCTGTTCTATCTCGACCCGCCTTACTGGGGCGGCGAGACCGATTACGGCAAGGGCGTGTTTGCAAGGGCCGATTATGCGGAGATGGCAACGGTGCTGGCAGCGCTTAAAGGCCGGTTTATCCTGTCGATCAATGATCGGCCGGAGATCCGCGAGGTGTTCTCGGCATTCACGTTCGAGGAGGCGTCGATCACCTATTCGGTTGGGGGTGGGGAGCGAACGCCGGCGCGGGAGCTGATTTTCCGGAACTGAACAGTGGTCGCAGGAAAAAGACTTAGACTAAATAAGCCTCGGCCAACCTTTTCAATTCATGTGTCCAATGCTTCACTATCATTCATATCGAGAGGTGGACCCATGAAAAAATATGTCGTTCTGGCCGCTGCATTTATCCTCTCCGGCTGCGGTTCGATCTCGGTTCCCGCGTCCGGCGAAACCAGCTCGGGAGAGGTGTTCTTCGGTCAGGCAACCGCGTCGATGTCCGAAGGGAAATTCGTGGTCACAAACACAGCTGGTATTATTTGCTCCGGCAACTATGACCAGTTTTCAAAGGCCCGCGAGATGGTGGTGACATTCACCTGCACTGACGGCCGAACCGGCACCCTGAACATTTTGCGCAATCCGAACCTGATGGGTGGTGCAGGGACCGGTACGTTCAGCGATGGCACAACCGGCAACTTCCGGTTCGGAAAGGACATCGGCGCATGATGCGATCTAAATTGGCCATTCTGGCATTTTCCTGCCTTTTGGCTGGTTGCGTGACACAGCCGGCGAACTACGCGACGACGCTTTCGATGCAGGATCCCAAGTTTGAGAGTGAGGACTGCAAACAGATCCGTGTTGCGGCCCTTGGTTATGACGACAAAGTTGGCCAAAGGGCCATGATCGGTATGGCGTCAGGGTTGATCCTTGGTCCGTTTGGTATCCCGCTCGCCGCTGCGGCCGATGCAAATCAGAACGAGCAAAGACGCCTTTTCGCCCGCGAAATTCATCTGCGGTGCTCAAGCCTCCCGCTTCCGCCCGAGCTTATGGAATCGCCGCCTAAGTCAAACATCGTCCATGATGGTCAAGGGCGAATGGACAGGTAAAAATCGGAATGGTGACCAGTGAAGACCCGCAATGCAGTCATTCTTGCCGGTGTTGTCGGTTTTCTGGTTGGCCGGGGGATGATGCCTGACACCGCAGAAGTGCGGGTTGTGCCTCAAGCCGGTGTTCGAGAGTTCAATCAAGGAGTTGTCGTTACGCCGCCACCGACAGAGGCTGCGGCTCCAAGCGGAGCCCCGGCCGCCTTGCCGGAACCAGTCCCGTCTAATGAGGTTGTGGGCGACCCCGCGCCGAGCGTCAACCAGCTACTGCTGGGTCAAACTCGCTATGCCACGGCGCGAATAAGGATCAGACAGGAGCCCAGCACATCGTCTCCGACCCTGGGAATGCTTAATAGCGGATCCGAGATTGTCGTCGGCGAACCGCAGGGGGATTGGGCTCCAATTACTTCCGGCCAATATGCTGGAGCGTGGGTAGCTGCTGGTTACTTGGCGGCCCAGATGCCTCAAGCGCTAATCAGATCGTTGCCGATCCCCGCCGCACCGTCCAAAAGGCAGCCACAGCAAAAGGCCCGCCTACGCCAGCCAGGTGCCCCGATCCGCGATCCATACGTCGGAACATGCGACTGCCCTTATGATGTAATGAGAAATGGGGCGGTGTGTGGGAACCGAAGCGCATATCGCAAACCGGGCGGGCGTAGCCCTGTCTGTTATGAATAGGAGGCTGGAACAATGACCGGCTACGAGAAATCCCCCGACTACGGCGATCCACCTCCGATAGGCAGATGGAGGGCACTGTTATCAGTGGCTTTTGTGGTGTTTTGGATTGCCATAGTCGCCGTCTTTTTGAACGCCCAACCGGCTTCAGCCGCAGAGGCAGGTTCACGGATGGCAATTTGCAAAGGTCCGGTGCGGATCACATGTGTCGTCGATGGTGACACCTTCTGGCTGCGCGGAGAGAAGATCAGGATCGCCAACATCGACACTCCTGAGCTGGGTTCTGCAGGGTGTGATGCTGAGCGTAGCTTGGCCATACAGGCCCGCAACCGCTTAGCCCAACTGCTCGGCGCTGGCTCAATCCAAATCATAAGAGATGGCACGGACCGCTATGGGCGCACTCTGGCCGTCGTTGCCGTCGCAGATCAGGATGTTGGGGCCGTACTGGTCTCCGAACAACTGGCGGCGATCTGGCAAGGCCGAAAGCACGAATGGTGTTTCTAGGCGCACACATGGCCGGTTAAAGCCCATTTAATGGCCTCTGAATTCTCTAAAAGTGATGCCAAATGAAGTTGCGCGCTCCGCCAAATGAAATTGCGCGCTACACGCATCCCCAAGAGGCAATCATAATGGCTTTGTTCCGCATCACCGAACCGGCGTTGGAGCCGGTGACGGTCGCCGAGGCACGCGCCTGGCTCAGACTGGATCACACATCCGAAGACACGCTGATTAGCGAGTTGATCCGCGCCGCGCGCAGCGAGGTGGAGCAGCAGACGGGCCTTGCGCTGATCGACCAACAATGGCGCATGACCGCCGACCGCTGGCCGGTGTCGGACATGATGTTTCTGCCGCGCGGGCCGGTCACCGGCATCCTTGCGGTCACCGTTTACGCCGCCGATGGCACTCCCGCGACGCTTGATCCGGCTGACTATGTGCTGGATGCGAGCAGCTATCCCGCGCGGTTGCTGCTGGAAAAGCGCGCCACGCCGGGCCGCCGCATGAACGGCATCGAGATCGATTTTGCCTGCGGCCATGGGCCGACCGGCGTTGAGGTGCCCGACACGCTGCGCCGCGCCATCAAGATGCTTGTGGCGCACTGGTTCGAATTCCGCGGTGCCTTTCGCGCCGATGAGCAGCCGGTGTCTTACCCGGACGGGTTCCTGCCGCTGATGCGGCCTTATCGCCGGGTGCGGCTGTGAAGGCCCCGCTGGCGATCGACCCGGGGCAACTGCGCAGCGAAATGCAGCTCGAAGCGCCGGTTCGCACACACGACGGCTTGGGCGGCAGCATCGAAGGCTGGAGCCTTGTTGCGACCGTGTTCGGCATGATCGAGCCGGTGGCGGCAGTGCAGCGGCTGGCGGCTGACCAGACCATTGAAACCACGACCCATCGCATCACCCTGCGGCACCGCGTTGGCATCAGCAGCGGCATGCGCCTGAGCAAGGGCGCGCGGCGGTTCCTGATTGCCACTGTCCGCGACCCTGATGAGACGGGCCGTT